GGGTAGCCAAAGAGGAGTTTCGTGGCTCTGAGAACGATTGGGTAGATGCTGAGACGTTTGTACGTCGTGGCAAAGAAATTATGCCGATCCTTCGTAAGAACAACGAGAAATTGCTTAAAGAATTGAATGAAGCTAAGAAAGCTGCTGAAGAAGCAAGACAAGCAGCACGAGAGTTTCGTGAGTTCCAAAAGGACCAATTCGAGCGTAAAGCTAAGGACCTTGAGTCTCAATTAGAACAGTTAAAAGTTGCCAAGCGTGATGCAATCACACAAGGTGATGGAGACCGTGTCCTAGCGATTGAAGATGCTATGGACGAGTTGAAAGACCAAAGACTAGAAGCTAAAGAAGAATTAAAAGCTGCTGAAGAAAAGGCTAAAGAAGTTCCACAAGTTACTGCCGATCCTTTCTTAAATGAATGGATGGACAAGAACGATTGGTTTGGTAAAGATTCAAGAATGACTGGCGTTGCCAACGGTTTAGGCATTGAGATTCGTAAAGAGAATCCTGGTTTAACTGGTAAAGCATTCTTAGATAAACTAGATCAGGAATTGGCTGAGACTTTTCCAGATAAGTTTGGTAAAAAGCGTACACCTAATCCAATGGAAGGCTCTCCTAACGGAACAGCTAGACCATCGGTAAGTTCAGGTAAGAAGTCTTACAACGCACTACCAGCAGAAGCTAAAGCAGCTTGCGATCGATTCACAAAACAAGGATTGATGACAAGAGAACAGTATGTAGCTGAGTACGACTGGGAATAAAATGCCTACTCGTGATAAAACTAAAGCAGCTATACAATGGAAACGTTGGTACAAAAATAACAAGGAAAAACGAAAACAGTACGATAGTGAGTGGCAGTTATTTTACAAATATGGTATTACACGTGATGAATTTAAGCAAATGCTAGAAAATCAAAAAGGTGTATGTGCTATATGTAAACAACCTGAAACAGCTATTGATAAACGCAGTGGTCTTATTAGACAATTAGCAGTAGACCATTGTCACAGTACTGGAAAAGTTAGAGGATTACTTTGCACACACTGTAATCACGGACTTGGTAAATTTAAAGACAACGTTAATCTTTTGCAAACAGCAATTAATTATTTAAGCAATTATTCAAGTAATACAATTAGGGAGAAGAAGAAATGACTGAAAACAAACGTGAAGTTAAAGCTGCACCAGAGTCTACTAAGGTAGAGCGTCCTCGTGAACGTAAACGTGGCGTATTTAATGGGACTCAGGGGAAGCTGCAAGTAGGAAACGAAATACCTGGGTTTCACTTGCATATTTTCAATGACACACCTGGACGTATCCAGAATGCCACTGAAAACGGTTATGAATTCGTTCATCCCAGTGAGGTAGGCGGTACTATGGAGAATGTAACTTCCCGTAATACTGATTTAGGAGATAAGGTTCGGTTTCTAGTAGGTGCTGGTGAAAAGGGTGAACCCATGTATGCTTACTTGATGAAAATCAAAGAAGAATGGTGGCTCGAGGACCAAGCTGAACTACAGAAAAATAACGATAAAACCGATGCAGCAATCAGAAGTGGTAAGACACCTGGTGTAGATTCCTCTGGCTTCTACAACGCTGGCATCAAGGTAAATTAATTTAATCCATAAAAGGAGTTTTAAAAAATGGCAAACGTAAATGCCGTAACAGGATTGTCGCCAGTAGGCACAATCACTGGTGCACCCTTTAACGAGCAAGGTACTCTGTACGCTATTGCTAACGACGGTTCTAACACATACGCTATTGGCGATATCGTTAAGTCTGCTGTTGGTAATGACGCAAACGGTACCCCACTCGTAACCAAAGCAGGAGCAACTGACGTTCCATTGGGCGTTATTGTTTCTATTCGTGTAGCTAACCCAGGCGTAAGCTTGCAAGGCACAAACATTAACTTGGCACAGTTGTACATCAGCTTGAATTCTGGTTCATATACTTATGTTTATGTAATCACAGATCCAGCAGTTGTTTACCGTGTTCAGGCTAATGCTTCTGCAAATGCTAAAGTTGGTTCTACTGCAGTTCCTACAATTACTGCAGACCAGACTTCTACTTTGAGCCAGTCTTCACCATTCTCTAGCACATACGTAACTGCCGATAGCTCTGCTACTGCAGCTTCTATGTTCCAAGTTATTGGTCTCTACCAAGAGCCTACTAACGTTCCTGGTGCTTACAACGACGTGTTAGTTGTTTTCAATAAGCATCAATACAAACAAGCCTTCGGTGCTTAATTAATAGGAGAATAATAAAATGGCTGGTGTAATTACAACTGGTACACATCCCAAGGCTCTATGGCCTGGTATCAAAGCATGGTGGGGTCAGGTTTATGATGAGCATCCTGAAGAGTACATCCATCTTTTCGACAAAGATACTTCACATCAAAACTACGAGGAAGACGTTCAGTTAACTGGCTTCGGTCTTGCTCCAGTTAAGAATGAAGGTGCTGGCGTTCAGTACGATTCCGAGATCCAAGGTTTCGTAACTCGCTACACACACGTTGCATACGCTCTTGGTTACATCGTAACTAAAGAAGAGTTGGATGACAACTTGTATGAGCAAGTTTCTAAGCGTCGTGCTGCTGCTTTGGCAATGTCTTTCCGTCAAACCAAAGAAAACATCGCTGCTAACGTATACAACCGTTCATTTAACGGCACATACACTGGTGGTGACGGTGTTGCTCTTTGCGCAACTAACCACCCTAATACTTCAGGTGGTACTTTCGCTAACACCCCAACTGTGTCTGTTGACCTCTCCGAAGCTTCTTTGGAAGACGCAACAATCGCAATCATGGGATTCCAGAATGACCGTGGTTTGTTGATTAACGTAATGCCTAAGTCCTTGATCGTAGCTCGTCAAGAATGGTACAACGCTAACCGCATCCTCAAGTCTGTATTTCAATCTGGTACTGCAAATAACGACATCAACGTTCTGAAGGCAACTAATGCCATCCCAGAAGGTATCGTTATGAACCATTACCTCACAAGCCCACACGCTTGGTTCCTCCGCACTAACGTTCAAAATGGTATGAAGTATTATGAGCGTGTTGGTATCATGTTCGATCAGGACAATGATTTCGACACAATGAACGCTAAGGCTAAAGGCTACGAGCGTTACAGCTTCGGTTGGACAGACCCACGTGCAATCTATGGCGTTAACGGTCCTTAATTAATTCTTTACATTTGAATTAATTTGTGGTATAATGGCAGGGTTAGGGGTTCACAAGACTCCTTTCCCTTCCTCTCAAAGGAAACAATATGGGAACAATTAAAACCCCTATGGAAGCAGTAGCTAAGAATAAATCTTACACGTCTGCTCCTAAGCAAAAAGAAGTAAAGGGTCTAGGCAATACTCAAGCAGTTGAGAATAAAGAAGGCCAAGATTCTGGCGTTAAAAAGAAGCGTCTACATGCTGTAGAAAAGCTTTCATATCCGAAGTAATATTTCATTATCCTAAACGTCTTAATTGACGTGAACCCATCACTTTTAGGAGATATAAATGGGCACACCAACAAGATTTACCTATGGCGTAGCAACAGTTCCACGTGGCTATCCTCTTTCAAGCTATCCGCTTCCAGATCCTTTCAATAGCACAAGCGACACTGGTTTTGGCGTAGCTACTTACTCTAACGATTTCATGTCTGTGAATGCTGAAGACTTTACCATCTCTGGTACTTCTTCTACATTGACAGTAACTTCTGGATTAGGCGGTTTGGCTGTATTGACACCAGGCGGTACTACTACTGCTACTGCAGCTTTCAAACCAGGCACAAGCTTTGGCTTCGTAGCTGGTCAGAAACTTTGGTACACTACTCGTCTTGAAGTTAGCGCAACTACTGGCACTTTCTTAGCTGGTCTAGCTTCTGCTGGTACTTCTGCTACTGACGGTTTGTGGTTTGTTACTTCTGGTACTTCAGTTAACTTAGTATCACGTGTAGGTTCTACATCTACTACTTTGGTAACTGGCGTAGCTACTGTAGCTGCTAATACTTTTATCGAACTAGGTTTCCACTATAACAATACTGATTTGTTGGTATATGTAAATAACAATTTAGTTGCTCGTGTTACAACACCAACTATCGGTTCCTCTGGTACTACTTTGACCAGTGCTTTGTTGTCTCCAATTTTCTCGGATACACCTACAGCAACTGAAACAATGACCATTGACTACGTATTGGCTGCTGTCGAAGTTTCACGTTAATAGGGAGTAGCACATGACTACTACAATTCAACCGCCTCAAATATTAGTAGACGGTCCACGCAACGTCGTAATCAAATACGAAGGTTCGTTGACTTCTATTGACGCAGGCACGTATGTTATTGTTGACCCTGCAGCATTAAGTGACTTTGATATCAATGGTGTTAAAGCTAATCGTTTGCGTATCAACAAGATTAACTACGACGTAGAAGACTTGTTAACTGTAAACGTACTTTGGGAAGGTGCTTCTTCTAATACTGTGTTCTGGAACTTTGCAGGACGTGGTAAAGTAGAGGCAAGACACTACGGTGGTATTATTGATAATGCTACCAATCCTACAGGTAAGATTTTAGCTTCTTTTGATTACGAAGGAACTACTCAACCTTTAACATTTACAATCGTTCTTGAACTGGTAAAGCAACACACATAATGCAAGTAGCTCAATCAAACGCTAAAGAAATTCACCTCATCGCCACCATTACACGTGCTGACGGTACTGTGGAGCATCTTGGTGTAATTGACTACTGGCATAAAAACCCAATCAAGAGAATTATCTGGAGAATTAAAAAATGGCTACATTGCTAGTAAATACTGGTAAAGCTATTGTAACCAACTACCTCGCAGGAGGTGCTGCAACTCAGCCTAAGTATATCGGCTGGGGAACAGGTGCTGGTACAACTGCTGCTACTGATACAACGCTGTTTACCGAAGTGACACCACGTGTTACAGGTACAGCAACACAAGTAACAACTTCAACAACTAATGATACTTATCAAGTTGTAGGAACTCAAACTGCAGGCACTACTGAGACAATCACTAATGCTGGCTTGTTTGATGCAACTACTTCTGGTAACTTGTTTGCAAAAGGTGACTTCACAGGCATTGCTTTATTGTCTGGTGATTCAATCCAGTTTACATTCCAAGTTCAATTTAGTTAATTAAATGGCATTAAATGGCAAGGTTGTTAACGGATTTGTAGTAAATGGAGCTGATGCTTCCTTTATTAATAAGACGCTATCGTATGTTTCCACCACTACAACAAGGTTAACTAGCCTTGCCAAACATTTAAAAACATTGACTTCTACGGCTGTTTCTTCAACAGCTAGACTAGTCAAGACAAAAGTAATATTCAAACTACTAACTTATCTGAGTACTTCCTCGGCTAAGTTAGTTAAGTTTGTTAATAAGTTTATTAAGTATACAAGTATTTCTTCTGTTACTTTAAAAAGACTATTAACATTATTTAGAAAACTTACATATACTTCTACAACTACTTTTAAGATTATTAGAAGCATAAGTAAGTCCTTTAAAGCAACAAGCACTGCAGTAGCTAAATTGGTTAGGCTTCCAATTAAGCTTATGAAAACAGCAAGCACAAGTACTGTTAGAATTAAAAAAGCTATAAACAAGCATTTATCTATTATTAGTGAGCACGTCTTAGTAGTATTAACAGATATTGCAACTCACTTAGTAAGCTTAGTAACTACTGCTTATGCTACAGTTAAAATAAAGAAAAGTATTTCTAAGACTTTTAAAGCAACTGTTACAAACGTTGCTAGTTTGTTTAAGAAGATTCCTAGAACTATTAAAGCAACTTCTACTAGCTCAGTTCGTATTATTAGGGCTATAGCTAAGACTGTTAAAGCTACTGTTACTGAGACAGCTACTTTAGCAAAGCATTTTGTATATTATAGATTCTTCTATATAACCAGTAATACCTCTACTAAAGTTATAAGAACTATAACTAAGAGTTTAGGATATGTAGCTACAAACGTTACCACGTTAATTAGAAGTACAAATAAGGTGTTAAAAGCAGTAAGTATTTCTTTAACTAAGCTTTTCCATGAATTTGTCCTTATATATGGGGCAGTTCCTTTACATACATTTATTGTGCCTAGCAAAAAGCTAAAGATCAAGATAGTTAAGGTATTGACTTTAATTATGACAAAAGGCAAAAAATAGTTGTATTTTATTAAAAATTATGTTATAATAGGCTGGATAAATAATGGCTGAATCGTTTTCCTACAAAATCACTACTGAGTCAGAAGTCTTTACTTTTGACTTTAGCCAAGTATTGCTGGAGTCAGAGACTATCCTGACAGCTACCTGCATTGCTATTGTGATGAATGGGGTTGACAATAATCCGTCAGCTATTGTTATTGGTACTCCAGTGATCTTTAATAAGACTGCTTCACAAAGGATTGCTAATGGTGTTAGCGAAGTTACTTATAGGTTAGAAATGACTATAACCACATCACTAGGTAATACCTATGTTGGTGTAGGCGATCTAGACATTTACAGTGCTGATTTAGTATGATGAGTAAAGTTTGTAACGAATGCTCTCAAGAGCTTCCGACTAAACTGTTTAGTAAATGCTCGTCAAATAAAGACGGGCTACAGGGTAAATGTAAACTTTGTGATAATGCTATACAACGTAAAAGACGTGAAGATCCTGCTATAAACGAAAAGCATAAACTAAGAATGCGTATTAGACAATATATACGTAAATACGGTTTATCTGAAGAAGAAGTAATAGATTTAGTTACAAACCGTACTGGTGAATGTGATATTTGTGGTGATGTAGTTCCGTTAGTTGTAGATCACTGCCATACGACTGGAAGTATACGTGGGAGAATATGTAGTCCTTGCAACACAGGGCTTGGGTTTTTTAAAGATAATATTAATTCTTTAGAACAAGCTATTGATTATTTAAGGAGCTACAGTTGAGCTATTTTCCTAGGTACGACAGAGGGGACTGGTCAGTTCTATGCGACGTTTGTGGTCGCAAGCTAAAGGCTTCGGACCTTCGTCAGAGGTGGGACGGATTAAAAGTATGTGAACAAGATTTTGAGCCGAGACAGCCTCAAGACTTTGTAAGAGGAGTAGCAGATTATCAAGCTCCTCCTTGGACAAGACCTGAGCCAGCTAATAACTTTATTGATGTTACTCAAAGTCAATGGTTACAAACATTTTCTCAAAGTACCACAAATCTATTACTAAAAGTTTATAGATTATTAAATTATCAAACAGTTAAGGCAGTCTCATCAGTAACAACACTTTTAATAAAAATTTACATTCCAAGACCTCCAATCACGGCTAAAGGCATTAACGGAGCAGCATTGAATACAGTTACTTTAGGGTAGAACATGACAATATTATTTACAAATAACGCAGCAGCAACATTAGCATCTTCAATAACAAACGTAGCTACCTCGCTTACTGTTACGACAGGACAAGGTACTTTATTTCCTACGATCACAGGAAGTAACATTTTCTACATCACTTTAACAGATGCTGCCACAGGTACTTTAATTGAGATTGTAAAAGTAACAGCACGTTCAGGTGACGTGATGACTATTGTACGTGGCCAAGATAATACCACTGCACATGCTTACTCAGCAGGCGATAAAGTTGAACTTCGCTTACCTGCTGTTGTATTGAACGACTTTCCACAGTTAGACGCAGCTAATACATTTACTGGTGCAAATACTTACGGTACTCCAACATCAATTACTTTAACTAATGCTACTGGTCTTCCGTTAACAACAGGAGTCACTGGAACATTACCTGCAAGTAACGGAGGAACAGGAATAACTTCACCAGGAACTTCTGGAAATGTTTTAACCAGTAACGGAACTGGCTGGGTAAGTCAAGCTCCTTCTTCTGGTGGTGCAGGAACTCTTAACTATTTAAGCCAAGCAACTAACCTTACTTTAGTTAATACTAATATGGGTAACAACATTGTTATCCAACCTACTGCAGATATTTCTGTAACACTCCCTGCAGCTAATACTTTGTCTTCAAGTCAAACTTGGGCATTTATTAAAAACACTAGTACCTCTTATGGTCTTATTGTTTATGACAACGCAGGTACATATTTATTTGCTGTAGCTCCTGGAGCTGGTTATTATACTTGGGCTTATGCTACAGGATCTGCTGCTGGTAGTTGGACTACTGAACAAATT